CCTGTCTAATAGAAGCCTATGGATTTTTAAAAGGTCCAATGGACATGTTGACAATGTATGAACAAAAGTATAATAATGTAGTTCAGAAATTTGCTGCAGAGCAAATTGGGAGAAGAAGACGAGATGATTATACGGATGGTACAATTCGTATTCCCATTGAGTCTCCGAATCCTTAAATTAGGAGATAAATATTATGGCAATAACATCAGCAGTTTGTTCAAGTTTTAAACAGGAACTATTGGAAGGAAAACATAGTTTTGAATCTTCAGGTGGAGGTAGTTTTAAACTTGCAATGTTTACAAGTTCAGCATCTCTAGGTGCAGCAACCACAGATTATTCTACATCTAACGAAATTAGTAATACGGCTGGAAGTGCTTACAGTGCTGGTGGAATCGCTCTAACAAATACTGGAGTAGGATTAACTTCAACAACTGCATTTACAGATTTTTCAGATGTCTCCTGGACTTCAGCTTCTTTTACAGCCAATGGATGTATGATTTATAATACAACAACAGATGGTGGATCATCCACTACAGATGCTGTTTGTATAATTGCATTTGGTGGAGATAAAACTGTTTCTTCTGGAACTTTTACTATTCAGTTTCCAACTAACGATTCTAGTTCAGCAATATTGAGACTAGCATAAGGAGGAAGTCCTTATGGCATCAGTTTGGGGTGGTGATAGTCCTTCAGTAGCCTGGGGACAAAACACTTGGGAATCTAATACAGTCATTCAATCATTAACAGCACCAACCGCTATAACAGCTTCTTTAGGAGATTTAGCTTATGCAGCCTCTGAAGAAGGTTGGGGCCGTGATGCGTGGGGCGATAATAACTGGGGTGAAAACGAAACCACTGTTTCTTTAACCGGAGTTTCTGCAACCGCTTCTTTAGGAGATTTAGCTTATGCAGGCTCTGAAGAAGGTTGGGGCAGAGATACGTGGGGATCAAACCAATGGGGCGAAGATGCAATCGATGTCACATTAAGTGGTTTATCTATAACTTCACATCTTGGTCCAGATGGATGGGGAATCAATTCATTTGGTAATGGACAATGGGGGGGAGAATTTACTTTTAAACCTGAAAGTATAATTGTTCCTACTGGTGTCTCTACATCATCTTTTTCAGTAGGTTCTCCTACTGTAACTTTTGATATGATATTTGGAATTAGTGGTCTAGACGCCATTGGTTCTGGTCTAGGAACTTTAAGTATTAATAGTGGAGCTGATCATAGTCAAGGATTAGCTAGTTTCGCTGTTACTGCGTCAGTAGGATCATTAGATCATACAATGACGTATGAGATATCAGGAGTTTCAACAACTGGAAGTGTAGGATCTCTAACTATTGCTAGTGTTGAATTAATTGATATTACCGGGGTTTATACTACTGCAAGTGTAGGATCAATTAGTCCTACAGAAATGGCTGTTGGTTTAACAGGAGTTTCAACAACTGGAAGTGTAGGATCAATTAGTCCTACAGACATGACTATGGGCTTGACAGGAGTGTTAACAACAGCTAGTGTAGCTGATATGACAACGGCCAGTGGGGGTGGAATAATTGCATATGCAAATATTGACACAGGATCTAATATATCTTATAGTAATATTTCAACTGGATCAAATACAAGTTACAGTGATGTAGCGTAGGAGAACAAAATTATGGCATCAACATACACAGGATTAGGTACCGAGTTAATGGTAACTGGCGAAGCTGCCGGTACATGGGGAACAAAAACAAATACAAATTTACAGATTTTAGAACAAATATCTAGTGGATATGTTGTTCAAACTCTTAATGCAGCTGGAGCAGGTGCAAATACAACAACATTAGCCGTTTCGGATGGATCAACAGGAGCTACTCTTGCGAGTAGAATTATAATTTTAGGTGCAGTATCAGCACAAGCAATTACCGGAAATAAAATTGTAACAATTCCTATTGACGTAGAAACCTGGTATTTTATTAAAAACAGTACAAGTGGAGCATACACAGTTCAATTTAAATATGTCTCTGGTTCAGGAGGTAGTGTTACTTGGGCAACAACTGATAAAGGTTGGAAAGCTATTTATGCAAGTGCTAATGATGGCACGAATCCAGATATTATTGACATTGGAATGGGTGATGTCACAACAACTGGAACACAAACTTTAACAAACAAAACTTTAACAAGTCCTAAAATTGGTACATCTATTTTAGATACCAATGGACTTCAATTAGCTCTTTTAACAGCTACAGGATCTGCGGTAAATGAATTCACGATAGCTAATGCAGCTTCAGGAGCAGGACCAATTTTATCTGCAACAGGTGATGAAACAAACGTTGATATAAATTTAAACCCTAAAGGATCTGGAGTACTTAAAAGTGCTACTGCTGCAATTAAAATTGCAGGCACAGAAACTATGTGGGTTCCAGCTACAGCAATGTATCCTTCTACAACTAACCCGGCAGAAGCCAATCAAGTAGAAACAACAGCTTTAAGACCCGACATGAAAGTAATGGATTTTGCAGATACTGCAGATGATTTTGCACAATTTACGGTGGCAATGCCTAAATCATGGAATTTAGGAACTGTGACTTATCAAGTTTTTTGGACTCCAAGTACTACAAATACAGGAAACTGTATTTTTGGACTACAAGGAGTTGCGTGTGGTGACAGTGATACTATTGACGTTGTTTATGGAACAGCTGTAACAGTTACAGATGCTGGTATCGGAACAATCGAAGATCAACAAGTTTCTTCTGTAAGTGGTGCTGTAACAATTGCAGGCTCCCCTGCAGATGATCAACAAACATATTTTCAATTATACAGAGATGCAAACGCAGGTGGAGATACCTACACGGGAGTAGCAAGAGTTTTAGGTATTAAAATATTCTACACTACGGATGCAGCTAACGACGCATAGGAGTAATAGAATATGTCTTTCGGATATCAAGTTTTAGGTTTCGGAGCAGGAGCTGGTGGCGCAGCTTTTATAGAAGCAACCGGCGGTATCATTACTGAAGTTGGCGATTTTAAAATTCACACCTTTCAAAGCCCAGGAACTTTCGATGTAACAAATGCACCAGGAACCGAAACTGTCGACTATTTAATATTAGCAGGCGGGGGCGGAGGATCAGCCCAAGGTATAGGTGGACCGAGTGGAGGGGGAGGAGCAGGAGGATTAAGATATTCTTATCCTAATGCACCCGATGCCGGAACAGCTGTTACTGTACAAGGTTATCCCATTGTAGTTGGAGGCGGAGGAACAGCTGGAATTACTCCAGCCGCCGCGCAACAACCTGGTGGAGATGGATCTGATTCATCTGGATTTTCAATAACATCTACTGGTGGAGGCGGAGGAGCCGCTTCAACTTACCCACCTGGAGTTCCAGTACCTCGACCCGGAGGATCGGGAGGAGGTGCAGCTGGTGGTTATGCAGGAGGTGGTTATGTAGATTGGTCAGTAGGTGGATTAGGAAATACTCCTGCCGGACCTTCACCTGGATCACCTGTACAAGGATATCCTGGTGGAGCAGCAGCATCACATGGTAGTCCAGGTTCAAGTGGAGGAAGCCCTCCTTTAGCACCACCTGCGACTGGTGCTACTTATAGTAGATCAGGCTCTGGTGGCGGAGGCCATTCAGCAGTAGGAGCTGACTGTAATAATAATCCTGGCGGACCCGGCGTTGCTGGTGGAGCAGGAACAACTGTAGCAATCGATCCCGGATCGCCTTTGGGAACAGTTTATGCTGGTGGCGGAGGATCAGGCGCAGCAATTCCTGGAAACTCTGGCGGACCTGGTGGGACTGGTGGAGGAGGAGCAGGAGCAGCTCGTCCTGGAGCAGCAGTAGCTGGAACAGATTATTTAGGTGGCGGGGGCGGTGGCGCCAATGACTCTGGAAGTATTCCTGGAAACAATGGAAAAGAAGGTGGAGACGGAGTTGTAATTATAAGGTATAAATTTCAATAATATGGCACATTTTGCAAAATTAACCGTGGGCGGAAATAAAGTTCTTCAAGTCATAACTATACGAGATGAAGATATATTAAATAATGACGGTGTAAAAGATGAAGCTGTCGGTCAACAATATTTAGAAAAGCATAATGATTGGCCAGCTAATCTATGGGTTGAAACTTCAAAAGATGGTTCAACCAGAGGTAATTATGCAGGGATAGGTTATAATTGGGATGCAACCAATCAAATTTTTTATATTGATCAACCTTATCCAAGTTGGACTTTAAATACTACAACTGCTAAATGGGAATCCCCTAGTCCTAAGCCCGATGAGGCTGGAAACTATTACTGGGATGAAGTGGCTGGATCATGGCAAACTCTTCCTAATCATACTTAAATAGGTTTACATTTCCCAAAAAATCATATATAATTTCTTTTTATGCGTAAGAAAGTATTGTCAGAAATAGCAGTATACGGTGGTAAGGTTGAAATGCCTAAAGGTTTTGAAATAGACCGTAAAAAAATTATTGCAGATATTTTGAATGCTGGTGCCGAAGTAACTAAACCTCCTAAAAACTCTATTATATATTACAGAGCTAAAGATTGTGAACTTTCTGGTTCACGAGCATTGGACATGCTAGACACCTATGTGAGAGAACATATTAATCTTGAACATGGCTTGAGGGTAGTTCGGAAAAAAACTTTTGGAAATACCTATCAGCCCAATGAACAATCATTTCTGCGTCACCAAGTATATCCTGAACAATTACACAACTCCCCGGATTTTACAATGATCTATACAGCTGAGGTTGCTCAACATTCTTCTACACTTATTATTGAATATGATGATAATAAAAAAGTAGGACTTAGTTGTCATATTCCTTTAGAAACTAATCATTTTTATATGTTTCCTGCTACTCAAAAATATATGATTAGCTTAAATCAATCTACCCATATTAATTGTCTATTAACCACAACTTACGAACTTGCCCCAAGTTAAAATAAAATATAAATTAAAGAAAAATTTTTTAGATAAAAAGTCTTTTGATTCACTTAAAAAAGAAATTTTTTCGAATCGTTTTGGTTGGTTTTGGCACGAACACCAGATAGCAGGAGCAACTGCAGGTTATTCAAAAGGTGATAGAGGATTTTTTGGTCATAATTTCTATCTACAATACATACCTAATTCAGCTTATTTTGAACCCCTTATAATTCCCATCCTTAAAAAACTAGAATGTAAGATGATTTCTGATATAAGAAGCAATTGTATTGTAAAAGATAAAGTAAAGCATTTTTCACATTTTCATTGTGATAGAAAGTATGATTGCACTACTGCTATATTGTATATGAATACTAATAATGGTTATACTTTGTTAGGAGAAAAGGAAAAAATTAAAATTAAATCAGAAGAAAATACTATGTTGATATTTAATTCCCAAATAAAACATTGCGCTGTTAGTCAAACCGATACCGAGAGGAGAGTAGTTATAAACTTTAACTATATTTAAACTATGAACTTAAAATATTACTATTGGGTTTTTAATAAAATAATTCCAGATCGAATTTGTGATGAAATAAAAAGATTAGGAATAACCCTTGAGTCTGGATTAGCAATGACCGGAGGTATGGAGCATGGTAATTTAGATATCGATAAAATAAAAGAATTAAAAAAGAAAAGAGATTCTCACATTGTTTGGCTGGATGAAAGATGGATTTATGAGTTAATTCAACCTTGTGTAAACATAGCAAATAAAAATGCGGGTTGGAATTTTATGTGGGATTATTCAGAACATCCTCAATTTACAAAATATGGTAAAGGACAGTATTATGGTTGGCATGCTGATGGCTCGCCTCAGCCTTATAATAGACCAGGACATCCTATCCATAATAAAATAAGAAAATTGTCGACAGTTCTAGCCTTATGTGATAAATCAGAATACACAGGAGGAGAGTTAGAAATATATCCAAGACAGACTGATCCTGATAAAAAAATACCAAAAAACGATATTATACAAGTAAAAGAAATGGATCATAAAGGTTCGGTTGTTGTATTTCCTTCTTTTGTTTGGCACCGGATTAAACCAGTAACGAAAGGATTAAGATATTCAGTTCCTAATTGGCACTTAGGATCACCTTGGCAATAAATATGTCTTTTAAAAAAAATAAATATAAACTTATTCGGCAAGCTGTTTCGAAAGAATTAGCTGATTTTATTTTTCACTATTTTAAAAATAAAAGAAAAGTAGCAAGATTATTATTTGATTCCAAATACATTTCCCCTTTCACTACTTACTGGGGTGTCTGGACGGATCAACAAATTCCCAATACTTATTCTAATTATGCAGATTTAGTTTTTGAAACCATGCTTGAAAGACTCACTGAAACAATGGAAAAAGAATCGGGTTATAAATTAAATCCAACTTATTCTTATGCACGGATATATAAAAAAGGAGATATTTTACATCGCCATAAAGATAGATATTCTTGCGAAATTTCTGCGACTTTACATATTGGAGGAGATACAGAATGGCCAATCTATTTAGAACCTGCCGGGCGCACTGGACAAGCAGGCATTGCAATTAATATGAAACCCGGAGATGTATTAATGTATCACGGTTGTGAACTTGAACATTGGAGAGAACCTTATGGAGGAGAATATTATTGCCAAGGATTTTTACATTATAATGATTCTAAAAAGAAAAAAGCTAAAGAAAATAAGTTTGATGGACGTCCTTTTGTAGGTCTTCCCCAATATTTTAAAGGGATGAAAATAAAAGAAACAAAATAGTATGGATCTTTCTGGAGGATTAATAAATTTAAATTCTATTCCCATTTATTATGAAAAAAGCCGTTACTCTCTTACAAAAAAGGAAGTAAATTGTATAAAAAAAATTGAATATTATAATACAGAACCCGGACTATATCTTTCTATTAGTGATTCTGTACTACAGAACAAAGAACTTAAAAACTTTAAAAAATTTATAGTAGAGAAGGCAGAGGCATATGTTAAAAATATTTTAGAAATTAAAAATCAAATTTATCTTACTCAGAGTTGGTCAACTTTGAGTAAAACAAATGCTTCTCATCGTCCTCATAGTCATCCCAATACTTTTATAAGTTTAGTTTATTATGCCCACGCTGAAGAAGGAAAGTTGTTTTTTGATATAAGAACAAGCTCTTTAAAAGATTGTTTTAATTTTGATTACTCTATATCCAATTATAATATTTATAACAGCGAGGAATGGGCAATCCATGTAAAAAGTGGAGATATAGTTATATTTCCTGGACATATTTGTCATGGGTCTACTCCTAATAAATCTAAAAGAAATCGAATAACGATGGGAGCTAACTTTTTTATCAAAGGTACTCTAGGAAGTAAAAAACGATTGTCTCTTATTAAAATATAAACATTGATTCTCTGATAAATCTAGTATATTTTGTGCTAAATTAGGATTTTTATGCTTCAAAAAATAGAGTTTTTACCAGGATTCAATAAACAAGTTACTCCCACGGGAGCTGAAGGGCAATGGACCGGTGGAGAAAATGTTAGATTTAGATATAATACTCCAGAAAAAATAGGTGGATGGTCTCGATTAGGAGATAATGCTCTAACAGGAGTAGCTAGAGCCCAACACCATATAGTTAGTCAATCTTCAATTAATTTTTCCATTATAGGAACGAATAGAATTTTATATGCATATACAGGAGGAGCTTTTTATGACATCCACCCAATTAAAACTGATTTTGGAGCCTTAACTAATGCCTTAGCTAGTACTAATGCTTCTGCTATTCTTACTATTACTTTATCTACAACCTCTGGAATGACAGCAGGAGATATTTTATTACTTGAAAGTGTTACTCCTCCAACAGGTTCAGGTTATTCGGCTTCTGATTTTGATGATAAAACATTTATGATAACTGAAGTAGTAGATGCTACTTCAGTTACTATCACTATGGGATCTAACGCAAGTGCAACCGCTACTGATGGAGATCTCTCTGTTAAATGGTATTATCCCGTTGGTCCTGCTGAACAGCTAGGAGCGTATGGTTGGGGTATATCTCAATTTGGTGGAACTATTTCTGGAGCTCAGACTACAACTTTAAATGGAGCTTTAGGAGATGATGCTTATGGAACAGGTGGTTCAGGAACTAGTATTACTTTAACTTCTGTAACCGGCTTTCCAACTTCAGGGACTAATTATATTCAAGTAGGCACAGAAGAAATATCTTATACAGGAGTTACAGGAAGCAATTTAACAGGAATTACTAGAAATGTACAAGGCACTACACGAGCGGCTCACTCCGATGGTGCAACCGTTACAGATACTTCAGATTATACCACTTGGGGCAGTGCAGCATCCAACACGGATAAAGTTGCTGATCCTGGTTTATGGGTCATTGACAGTTTTGGTCAAAATGTAATTGCTCTTATTGTTAATGGTCCTTGTTTCGAATGGAATTCAAATTTAACCAATGCCACAGATACAAGAGCAACTATTATAACGGGTGCACCAACAGCTTCACGTACCATGTTGGTATCTACACCTGATCGACATTTAGTATTTTTTGGCACAGAAACCACAGTGGGTGATGCCTCTACTCAAGATGATATGTTTGTTAGATGGTCCAATAGAGA